TTTTAAGTGATCGTCTATACAACACAAAGTATAATCAACCAAAGACACTTGAAAGAGATGCAGAAGTTAATAATATGATTGACGATATTCAGGCGACTTGTAAACTAATTGCGAGTGATAATAAACCTTATGACAAATAATCCAACAATTCAACAACTATTAATTAGAAAAAAAAATTTAGAAGAAGCACTAGAGTGGAAACACAATCAAGCGCAAGAAGATGAACTTTATGAAACTAATGATACATTAAAAAAACTAGGATATGATGAAACTAAAAAGTCTGCTTATAATTTTTATTAGTTTGTTACTAACTAATTGTACAGCCACTAGATCAAATGTGGGCGCTACTTTAGGTGCGACTACTACAACTGGCGCTTGTGTATCTATGGGAATCAATGATCCATATGCGATTGCGGCTTGTGCGGTAACTGGCGCATTCGCTGGTGCAGAGATTATGTACAATTCAGATTATGATGTACACAATGCTACATTTGTAGATCATTTAAATCATGGACCAAGTACAAGTAGTTATACAAACTGGTTTAATCAAAAGACTGGTAATAGTGGTATCATACATACAACTAGATCATATAATAAAGGTCCTATCAAATGTAAAGATTATAGTGCGACTGTAGATATAACAAATAGATGGCCACTTGTAGGTATCGGAGGTGTGAATAGAAACACTGTCTTTGGTATCACTTGTCAAATGCCCGATGGCCGATGGGTAGAATGGAAAGGAAATTAATATGCCTCCTTATGATCCAAGAGCTTTTATAAAATTAATGTTTTGGTCTATATCATTTTTATTGATATGTACCTATCTATTTGGTAATGAAAATGGTGACTTGTCTGGTGAGATATATCCTACTAACAATGTTAAAGTAATTGAAGTATTAGAAAAGATAGAACAAGTGGAGAAAGACGGAGACAAGGTTTACTGGAATAAAATTACAGAGGTCAAACCAAAAGATGCAGCAGATCAGTATTGTTATGTAAAAGTAATTATCAAAGAGAGTGAAAACCAGATAATAAAAGAAGAAATTTTAGAGTGTGCAGATGGTAGAAGTAGAGTTGATGCGCCAACTTATTGGCAACTATTCGCAGAGTTTTATTATACTGATATGGCACAACCAGAATACTGTCGTAAATACGATAGAAAAGGACATGCTTTTAAGACGCCAGGAAAAGTATGTTTAAAACTAAATGGCGAATGGGAGGTTAGATGATTAAAAACTTAATCATAATCTCACTAGTTGTTGTAATTGTGACAGGAATGTCAGGGGCTGAGTTTTTAGACTATATAGCTACTGGACTTGACAAATTACAAGAATTGGTATATACTATCAAAAGTGAGGTAAATATATAATGAACAAATATGTGAAAATAATGGGCGCTATGGCCCTAGGTCTTTTAGTTGCCAACTGTTCTGGTACAAACTACAAGATTAAGACAGAGAAGTCTAAAGTATTGAACGAGGTACCAAAGTGGTATGTAAATGACTTTTCAAAGAAGAAGGCTTGTAATACGCCTAGATTTGGTAAAGATAAAAACAAAATGTGTATCTTTGGTGTTTCTACGGCTGTGTCACCAGATTTACAATTGGCTATTGAAAAAGGTATGATGGTTGCTAAATCAGAACTTGCCGATAAAGTAAAAGGTGAAATGAATAAATCATCTAAAATATTCATTACAGAACTAGGTAAAAATCATAACAAAACAACTGTGTCAGAAGTTGAATCAACGATTGTTAATTTAATTAAGAACACACCTGTTAGAGGTTATGAAATATTTGCTAAAGATATAACTATGACTAAAAATGGTTATTATAGAGTATGGATTGGTTTAAGATTACCAATGGGTGAATATAATAAGATGTATAACTTTACAATCGCAGAAGCTGTTGATGCTTACAATGTAAAATCAAAAGCTAAAGTTGCGTTTGAAAAGCTAGAGGAAAAATCAAATGAAGATAGTAATATACAGTAAAAATAACTGTCAATTTTGTACCAAGGCGAAGCACCTTGTTAAGACGCTTGGCCTTGAGTATGTAGAAAAGTCTTTAGAAAAAGACTTTGATTCTAATCCTGTTAAACTAGTAGAAGATATAGGTAAACAAGTTAGAACAATGCCACAAATTAAGATTGATGATAAATTAGTTGGTGGTTATAATCAACTCATAGAATACTTTGCCGATAAAGGTTTAGTAAATTTTAAAGGTGAAGTAATTGACCAAAAATAAAGATTATGAAAATGTGATACCTTTTCCTACAAATAGAATTGTAGAAAAGACAACTTCTGGTCCTAGTAAAAAAGACCAAAAGTTTTTAGATGAGATGCATAAACAACAAACAAAAGAGTTTGTTGAGACTAGTGTAGATGATATGAGTATGAACTTATTAAAAGGTTTTTATAATATGGGTATTAAAACAGATAGAGGTGAGTTTACAAAAGACTTAGCTATGTTAGTTGATACAATGAGAGGTTTAATATATAGAGATTTTAATATGAAACACCCATCACAGGTATTGTCAGAAAAAATGGTAGAACTAAAAGTTAATAGAGACGGCGGACAAAGTGCTAGAATTAACTACGACATATTTCATAAAGGTAAAGTAAATAAACCTTTAAGTAAAGAGATTAAAGAGGAATTAAAAGATGGCCCAGGTATTTTTGAGCCAGATGGAGACCTTGACAAATGAATTCGCTAAGAATCGCCTTCGCAGGTTGTAAAATAGTAAACTTAAACTCAAATATAAAAAGGAGTATATATTATGTTTAAACAATTAACAAATCTATTTGCTAAAGATGAGCTAGTAAAAGTTAAAACAGTTAAAAGAACTGTTGAGACTAGAGGCAGAAAGTCTTTATCAAAAAAACAAAAACTACTTAACTTACTATCTAAAGGTGGTAATGTTGCGTGGACTACAATTCAAAGTAAATTTGAATTAGAGTCTCCTAGATCAATGATTGATACGCTAAGAGCGGAAGGTTATATGATTTATGGTAACAGAGTTGGTGGAAAAAAATACTACAGAATGGGTACGCCGACTAGAGCTATCGTTGCTGCTGGTATCAAAGCGTTATACGGAACTCCGTTCAAGTATGACAACCACAAGGTTTCTGTAAAGAGATCAGACTTAATCGCACTTGATGCGTAATTAAATATGGGGCGCTTCGGCGCCCCTTATTCTTATGGATTTTACACACGGAATATTAATGTTTATTATAGGTTGTACAGTTACCTTTATTGGTTTCTTTACAGCTTTTCTTATTATAAATTATAATAGAAAAAAAGAAAAAGAATTAGAAGAAGCTAAAAAGAATAGACCAGTTGGATATTGGGGTGACGACACAGTATGATAGATGATTTAATCATAGACCAAATAGAACAACAGACTATGGATAATAATGTTGCTGTATTATTATCTGGTGGTGTAGATAGTTTATCAGTTGCATTCGCTGCTCAGAGAATGGGTAAAAAGATAACTGCCTATACATTTCATTTAGAGGGTAATAGATCATATGACGCTATGAAAGCGGCAGAGGTATCTAAATTATTTGGTTGGGATTGTCATACAATAGTTGTACCTACATTTAATTTAGTAAAAGATTTTCAAAGATTAGTAAAAGAGGTTAGATGTAAAAAGAAAACACATTTTGAATGTTGCTTTCCTTTTTTATATGTGTATCCAGAGATCAAAGAACAGGTAGTATTAAGTGGTTGGGCAGCAGATGGTTATTACGGTATATCTAAAAAGGCTATGTTACATTATGGTCCAGGTAAATCAAAAGAAAAGTTTGATGAATTTAGAGACAACTATTTTGATATAAACAATCAAGCTGGTTATCTATGGCATGAGTTGATTGCTAGAAACAATAAGAAACAATTAATTACACCATATCTATCAATGACAGTAAAAGATTTCTTCTACAATAAAACTTGGGAAGAACTAAACAAACCATTTCAAAAACATCATGTTGTAAATGCATTTGAAGAATTTAAGAAGTTTAAATTTAAGAAACATATAAATCTACAATTAGGTGCTGGCGTAGATAAATTATTTGAAACATTAATAGATGATAAGTTTATTAATTTTAAATTTAGAAAAAGAGTTATGGATATATGTAGAGACTGGTCTAATATGTCAGATGATATAGGAGTGCTACAATGATACTAATAGATTTAAACCAAGTTATGATTTCAAACTTGATGGCACAGAATAAAGGTGATCTAACTGAACTACCAAGTAAAGATGCTGTTAGACATAGTATCTTAAATACAATAAGAGCATTTAATGTAAAGTTTAGAGAAGAATTTGGTGAAGTGGTATTGTGTGCTGACGCAGCTGATCCATGGCGTAGAGATATATTTCCAAACTACAAACACCAGAGACGTAAAGGTAGAGTAGAGAGTAAAATAAATTGGGATGGTTTATTTAAAATTATGAGTGAGATAAGAGAAGAATTTTCTATCAAACTACCATATAAACTTATGCATGTAGAAAAGTGTGAGGCAGATGATATAATTGCTACACTTGTCGCACAGAGAACTGAGGACAAGTATTTAATTATATCTGGTGACAAAGATTTTATACAACTACAACACTATGGTGATGTTTACCAATTTAGTCCTTTACTAAAAAGTTTTATAGGTGAAAACCAAGATGCAACTATATTTTTAAGAGAACAAATAATTAGAGGTGATAGATCAGATGGTGTACCAAATATTTTGAGTGATGACGATATATTTTTAAGAGACGAGAGACAAAAACCAATTAACAAAAAAAGATTGGCAGAGTGGTCAGATACAGATAACATACCTCTTGGTAGTGAAACAAGAAAGTATTTTGAACGAAATAAGAAATTAATAGATTTGTCTATGATACCAAAAGAGATTTCTGAAAGTATTATAAATAGATACAAAGACTGTAAAGATAATGATAGGTCGCTCCTATTACAATACTTTATAGACAATAAACTAAAAGCATTGATTGAAAATATAAATGACTTTTGAAAACATATATATGGAGAAATAAAAAATGGCTGAAAGAAATCCTAATCTCATATCACCAAAGACCATGGAAGCGATGGCTTCGACTGCTGGAAGTGGTAGAGAACTGTTTAGTGAAATCTTTACCAAAATCAATAACGCAAAAGATAAACCAAAGAAGATTGAGGTGTTGAGAAAATATGATACACCTAATATGAGAATGGTTTTAAAAGGTGCGTTTGATCCAAAGATAGAATGGGACTTACCTCCTGGAATACCTCCTTACATTGCTAACGAGGCACCAGCTGGTACAGAACATACTTATTTGGAACTAGAGGCAAAGAGATTATATAACTTTGTTAAAGGTGGTAATAATCAACTAAATAAAATAAGAAAAGAAACTTTGTTTATACAAATGTTAGAAGGCTTACATGCTGATGAAGCAAAGGTCTTAATTGACATGAAAAACAAAACACTTAATAAAACCTATAAAGGTCTAACGAGTGATATGGTAAAAGAAGCATTTGGCTGGAACGCCGACTTTGTAAAACCATAAAAAACACACGAATCAAAGGGTGCGACACTTGATGTTCACCCTTTGTTCCCCTTAAAAAACAAGTAAATACTAGCAAAATACCCATTGACAATCCCCTTTTTTTCGTGTATATTATAAATATGAAAGAGAGGAATATATAATGAAAAAGTTTGTAATTACAATATTAATAATAAATGGTTTGATATGGGCTTTATTATCAAACATACAAGCAAAAGCGAATGATTATGCCACAACAGTTATTGGTCATGTGATACAGAATCACAAAGAGATAGATCATAGTAAATTGTTGGAACAAGAAATGAGTAAAATGGGTCACCAGTTTGCTTTACAAATGGTATCAATTTTACAACAGCACTTACCTTACATTATGGACGGAGTAATGACAGAGTTAAAACTTGAGCTAGATAAAACGCACAAGTGTTTACTGTTAAAAGACACAAAAATAGGGGACAAAGACTGTGGGAAAAACAACAACTAAAAAATCTAAAGTAAAAAAAATACTTAAACGAGAACTTGTGAGTAATCGTAAATACAAAACAACTTACAAAGACATAAACAAGTATTTTAAAATTATTAATAAGGCAGTATTCAATAATATACTAGCACCTTTTAATGATGTACAGATTAAAAAAATTTATAAAGACGAGACAAAGAAGTCTTGCTACGGTCAAGTGGTTGTATGGGAATGGAAAAGAAAAGGAACTCAACAATTTCATTTAGAGATGCTACCATATTACAGAAACAAAAAAGACTTTGTGGATACTTTAGGACATGAAATGGTACACCTATATCAAATGGCCAATGTGGGTGATACTGGTAATCATAATAAACTGTTTTACAGTTTTAGGCCAAAATTGAATGCAATAGGTTTAGACCTATAAGAAAGGTATAATATGAGTGGTGTGAGAAGTGGGAAAGAGCTTGACCCTTATTTACGAGCTAGAATAGGCGAGGCGAGATTTAATTTAGAACAATTAATTAAACCTAGTAATCCAAGTGGTACAAAAAGAGTTTACTACCTAGGTAACTTTAGAAAAGATGTACTAGATAATTTCACAGAAAAACAATCAAACAAAATATTCGCAGCTATGGAAAAATTACACAAGCATGTACATTTATTTCAAAAGAAAGTACCAAGTTTTACAGATGCTGATGGTGTAGAGTGGTCAGGTTACGAATATATTGCGGTAAAAAAATAATGACAAAAGTAAGAACATTAATGTTACTTTTTATAATTCTATTTTGTGGGGCAACTTGGTCACATTATAAAACATTAGCAGAAGATAACTTACCAAAAAGACCTGACTTTGAACATACAAGTAATAAACAGTTTTTAATAAATGTAAAACAATGTGTTGATTATGTTTATTTTTACAATCAAGTTGAAGAAGTTAACCTAGAACTATTATTAGCACAAGCAGCATTAGAGTCTGGTTGGGGTAATAGTAGATTTGCTATAGAGGGTAATAATTTATTTGGTATTAGAACTTACAACTTAAAAGAGCCACATATGTTACCATCAAATAATCCAAAGAAGTGGGGTGTAAAAGTTTATATGCATGAGTGTGATAGTGTATTGAACTATATAAACATACTAAATAATGGTAGTGCGTTTAAAGAATATAGAAAGATGAGAGAAGAAGGTATTACAGATCCATTTCTATTAACTGAAACACTTGACGCATATGCAGCAGACAAAGACTACTTCTCAAAAATCAAAAGTATATTAAGCAAAATTAGAAAAGATTATCAATAATATGTTTTTAACATTATTAACATTTATATCGGCTATCTCTATTTCCGTTATAGCTGCTGGGTATTCAATCGTAGGACTAGCGACATTGTTTGCTGGTGCTGTTGTCCCTATCATTGCCATGGGATCAGCATTAGAAGTTGGTAAATTGGTAGCTGCGAG